GTCAGTCGTGCAGTTCTCAAACGACCACTCTCCGCAGACGAAGAGTTCCACGCTGAAATCCGAAAACAGCGTCGTATGAACGCGCTCCTCCCCACAATTCCTCAGCTCCGTGAGTTCCATTGTTGGGCTCGAACTGACTCTAACGCCACACTTGTTCCACCCAAAGTGGCGTCCACTGTGCACCAGATTCAACTGTTTAAGATGAATCGAATGATCCACACGCACAATGCACATGTGCATCGTCTTGATGTTCACACCCAAGACGCGATCCACCGGATTGAAAACCACCCAGAAGCATTGTCACCTAGTGACATCCGCTATATCGTGAACCGCCTCACTAACATCCTCTTAGAGGACAAACCGTTATCATGCTTAAGGGGTGATGGCGAAGTTTTCAAACCGCAGGGTCTCCTCGACTCTCTCCCAACCAAGTTCTCGCACGAGGTTATCTTCACAGATGAACTCGTTGACAAGATGAGAGAGATCATACCTAGTAAGGTTGTACATATGCTCGAAATTTCTCCCGATCTTTTATCTGCTCTTTCTGGACTACAAAATGTCAAGGTCGATCACTCGATGGACCTTTCCAAAATGTTCTCAACCTCTGCATCCACAGATGGTCAGGATAAACAAAAACATGTCCGCTCAATTTCTTTACTTGTTGCTCTTTTCATTTCTCTGCTTGTGGCATACAAATTTAACAGCCTCAAACTTGCTTCCTTTGCGGCAGCGATCTGGTTCGTTTCCGACTATTTCTCCGACTGTACTGACTCTCTGACAAAGGGTCTTTTCACGAGGATCATGAAGTATTTCGGCGATGAAGAGTTCAAACCGCAAGGCGGCGACCTTCCCGAAGTGCTTGACTCAATTCTCAAGTTACTCCTTGGTGTTCTTGCTATGAAGAATGCTGTATCCTGGGATTTTTACAATTCCGCAGCTATCACCAAGATGGTCACATCCATTGCCTCTATTGGCAAGGCCAAGGAAGGACTCTCTGAGGTTCTTACATGGGCTTACGAGTCCATCACGATCATCGTCAACTTTGTCCGCACAGAATTCTTAGGAATGGACAAATTAGACTGGCTCAAAACCAACATCCCAGATGTAGATAGATGGTGCAATGAGGTTGAAGCTTTGGCTCAGCATGCATTTGCTGGTACTTTGCCTCTCAATCTTGACGGCGCCACTAGAGTGAGCCACCTCCACATTACGGGTTTGAAGTTTCAGCGCATTTACAACGCGCGTGAGTTCGCACGTATCCGATCTGCAGTTGAAGGCCATATGAAAGTGATTCAGAAGCTCTTGATCACTTATCAGAATGCCAATCTTTTTGCAAACAGCGTGCGGACGGAACCTCTCATTATCTTGTTCCGTGGTGCTCCTGGTGTTGGAAAAACCTATGCTACTCAAATGCTTGCAACCCAAGTAATGGCACGGTACTTCCAGAAACACAACCAGCCTTCCCTCATTGCTCTTCAGAACAATCACTCACAATTCTTTTACCCAAGAAATGCGGAGCAGCAATATTGGGACGGCTATGCCGGCCAATTCACCACGATGTTCGACGACTTCGGTCAAGCGAAATCCGTGGCTGGCAACCCTGACGATGAGTACAT